GGCTTGGATTAGTGTATCCACCTGCCAAGAGGCCGACAATCTGCCCCCGTCATACTTTGGGTGGATACCACGGATATTATAATTTATTTCCTCAGCCACAACGATTCTTGCGATCTTCAACAGGCCTGCCTTAATATTATCGCTGAAAGCATTCTCGTCTATATGACTGTATGAATTTATGCTTCCGTAGCTGATTTCCTTGAATACTGCTACCTCAGTTTGAAAATGGAAAAAGAAATCAATTAGCATTCTGGTTTCTTCACCAACATCACGGCACCCGACATACATTGCCGTCAAATTCTTGAACAGGGGGTCTTTGCTTCCTTTAATGTTGGTATCCGCACCACTTCTGATCTTGTTATAGAACTCGATATCGATATGATTGTCCTGTCCAAGGAATGTATCAGAGACCGTGTAAGTTCCTTTATTGAAAACTTCAGGATCTGTGCTCAAATCTGGAAACAGATTATATGTCCGGTCCAAACTACTGAAGGCATGTTCACATGTAGAGAATTTGTCTTCTGGCGTATTCATAGACACAACCGGTGAATACAACAGAAATGCCGCAGCAAGCAGAACTCCTTTGTAATCTTTTTTGTTTATTGAATTATACAAACGGACTGTTGTCTTAATCCTGTTCACGACTGTCAAAAGATCCTCGGCCCCTATTGAGGAGTATTCGTATTTTGAAAGCGGAAGAAGAAAACCGTATTGTTTAAAAAACTCCATCATTTTTTCAATATCATCCTTGGGAAGTGCAAGAAGCTTCCCAAGAATATTTTTTTCTATAACACCCCCGGCTCTGCCGGTTAAGTTCAATCCGTCTCGTGAAGCATACGAAAAAAGCAATTGCCGACCTGGATCAGAACAAACCTTTATTGTGGCTTTGGGTTCCTCACCCGGAGCCATATTTTCTATATCCATAACGTAATTGCACCCATATCCGGTGTACTCAAACATAGTTTTTAAGAAAATATCTGTAATTTTTTCCGCCATTTTTTCTATTCTCTCCTTTTTCAGTCCTCAAGAACTTCATGAAAAATTATACATCCCATTACTACTGCTGTGTCATGGCTGTCGAATCATCATCTGATATTCATATCATACACGAAAGTAATGGGTATTTCAATAATAATCCATTACATTACGCTTGATTAACAATGGTATTTATGAGGAAATTTCCTTATTCTTTGATCGAAAATATAATGTAATCACAGCAGAATTCAATCCGGATTGAATAGCTGAATCTGACAAGGAGGGACAAGCAGTGACAAAATACGAACGCAAAAATTGGATTATCAACATTGAAAACACAGCGACTACTGTCGAAGCCCGGTTGGGATCAGCGGTCGTTGAATATGTTTTCAAACGCTACGACGCTCATGGGCTGTACGACCTGAGCCCCAGCTACTACAGCGAAGTATTCGGAGATTTAGAACTCATCGCCAACGACAATTAACACAATCGTCCCGGACAAGAAGTAAAAAGGTCTGCCTGAGCACCGGCTCATCTCTGTGGCCACGGAGATGCGTTCGTAGCTGGCGCGAGGGTAACGCAATAAAATAGAGTGCCAGCTACGAACGGCTGGTCACCGAAATGAAGCGGAGAAATCCGCATGAGGTGACCAATCTTATGAACAACAGAACTGGCAGTTATGCAGGTTATCTCCGCTTCGGCTTATACGCCGAAAGGAGACAACCAAATGTCGAACCAAGCCAATCAAGGACAAGCCAAAGAACGCAAAATCTACCTTCCCAACACCAACGAGTGGGTACTTGTGACCGAGGAGGTCTACCTCGAATACTATCGCCCGATCTGGCGCATTCAGAAAGCCGCGCGCAAAAACGGTCAGTGTGTCTGCCCGAAAACCAAACTCTGGCGCTGTGACGGTGACTGCGCCGTATGCAGCTACCGCACCGCGGGCAAAACGCTGTCGCTGGACGCACCGATTGAAAACGCCAACGGCGATGAAATGTGCCTTGGAGACACACTCGGAGACCCGGATGCGGCTTTCGCGGATATCGTCCTCGACAGTATTTTTCTTGAACAGCTTCTGGACGAGCTTGCCGAGCGCGACCCGGATGGCAGACGCATCTGTGAGCTCATCATGTCCGGCAAAACGGAGCGGGAGTGCGCCGCGGCTCTTAACATGGCGCGCAACACCTTCACTTATCGCCGAGACAAGCTTTTCGCGTCGCTTCGCGAACGTCATCAAAACCCATCCTGATATTTTTCCAATAGGAACGAGGCTGCTGCAAAACAGCCTCGTTTTTTATGCAAAAAAGTTTTCTCATTTTTTCGGCCAGACACCTTCCGCTTTTCCAGTGGGTAGTGAGGACAGGAAAACGACAAGTCCTTGGAACGGAGGTAAACCGCATGAACGAACGAGTTCAAAGAAACGGCACCGACGAAGAGCTGATCGGTATTCTTACCGCCATCTCCGTCGTGTCAAAGCGGCTGGCGAGAAAACTCACTCTCCTTGCCGAACAGAGTCAATTCAGAGAAGGAGGAAAAGCGGATGAGCAAAATGAGCGACATTGCGATGACCATCGAAGAACTGCGGAAATGTGCCGCTGCCATCAGCGACGCGGCTGACTGGCTGTCTGGGGCGTTCAGCGCCAACGCACCAGCCCTAAAAGAAGAACCGGCTCCCACCCTGGAAGCGGTCAGAGCAATTTTGGCGGACAAGTCCCGCAAGGGCTTTACCGCTCAGATTCGCTCTCTGCTCCAAAAGTACGGCGCCAGCAAGCTATCTGAAATAGACCCCACCCGGTACGGGGAGCTGCTTGCCGATGTGGAGGGACTGACCGATGCCACCTAAAGGCCACGCCCTTCTCTCCGCCTCCTCATCGGAACGCTGGCTCCGATGCCCGCCCAGCGCGCGGCTTTGTGAGAACTACGAAGACAAAGGCAGCGATTTCGCGGCCGAGGGTACCGACGCTCATGCACTTTGTGAATACAAGCTCCGCCGTGCCCTCGGTATGGATGCGGCCGACCCCATGGAGAACCTTGTTTGGTTCACGGAGGAAATGGACGACTGCGCTGCCGGCTACGCAGCCTATGTCCTCGAACAGGTGGAACTCGCAAAACAGACCTGTGTCGACCCGGTCGTGCTGGTCGAACAGCGGGTGGATTTTTCCCGCTGGGTGGAGTCCGGCTTCGGTACCTCCGACACCATCATCATTGCCGACGGCACTATGACGATCTGCGATTATAAGCATGGACGCGGAATTATGGTCGACGCCCATGAAAATTCGCAGATGATGTGCTACGGGCTGGGCGCTTTGGAGCTTTTCGATGGCATCTACGATATTGACACCGTTCGTATGATCATCTACCAGCCGCGTCGGGATAACGTCAGCGTTTATACCATCTCCAAAGGCAACCTGCTCAAGTGGGCCGACGAGGTTCTCAAGCCCACCGCCGACCTCGCCTTTGCGGGTGACGGTAACTTCCTGTGCGGCGAATGGTGCGGCTTTTGTAAAGCCAAGCATGACTGCCGCGCCCGCGCCGAAGCGAACCTTGAACTGGCCAGATATGAATTCAAGCTGCCACCGCTCCTCACGGACGAGGATATCGAGGACATTCTTGCAAAGGTAGACAATCTCGTTGCCTGGGCCGGCGATATCAAGGAATACGCCCTGCAGCAGGCGATCAGCGGCAAGGAATGGGCCGGTTGGAAGCTGGTCGAAGGCCGTTCCAATCGCAAGTACACAAATGAAGCGGCGGTTATCAATGCCGTCGAGGGCGTGGGGGTTGACCCCTATGAACACAAAGTTCTCGGCGTCACCGCCATGCAAAAGCTGCTCGGCAAATCCCGCTTTGATGAACTCCTCGCGGCGTTTATCGAAAAACCGCAGGGCAAACCCACGCTCGTGCCGGAGAGCGACAAACGCCCGGTAATGAACGCAGCCAAAAGTGATTTTATGGAGGAAAACGATTATGAATAACAGCACAAACAAAGTAAACAACCCGATGAAGGTTATCACCGGCCCTGACACCCGCTGGAGCTACGCAAACGTCTGGGAGCCAAAGTCAATTAACGGCGGTACGCCGAAATATTCGGTAAGCCTGATTATTCCGAAGTCCGATACCAGAACCGTCGCCAAGATTAAGGCGGCAATCGAAGCCGCCTACCACGAGGGCGAATCCAAACTCAAGGGCAGCGGGAAGTCTGTTCCGCCTCTGGCCACCATCAAGATTCCGCTTCGCGACGGGGACGTCGAAAGACCCGATGACCCCGCTTACGCCAACGCGTACTTTGTCAACGCCAACGCCACGACCGCTCCCGGTATCGTGGATGCCGACCGAAATCCCGTCCTGACCCGTTCGGAAGTGTATTCCGGCGTATATGGCCGCGCCAGCATTTCCCTGTACGCTTTCAACAGCAACGGCAATAAAGGAATAGCCTGCGGCCTGAATAACCTTCAGCTCATCCGTGCCGGCGAGCCCCTCGGCGGCAGAGCGAGCGCGGAGAACGACTTCGCGTCCGACGAAGATAATGATTTTTTGAACTAAGAAAGGAACAGTGAAAAACTATGGCAACATTACAGACCATCTTGTTAACCATCCTGCTTGTCATCTGGCTCTGCTTCAGCATTGTATTCCTGATCACCGCGATTCAAAGTGCCATGTATGATCGGAAGCGCGAAAAGCGTGAAAAGGAACAGGCTGCCCGCGATAAGGAGTACCACGCCCTGCGCATGAAGGAATTCAGCAAGTAACAATATTCGGGAGGCGGCAGAGATCTTCTTTGCGGCCTCCTTCTTTATAAAGGATGGCAAATCATGAAAACGCTCTCGATTGATATTGAAACCTTCAGCAGCGCGCCGCTGGCCAAGTGCGGCGTTTATAAATATGTCGAAGCCCCGGATTTTGAGATTCTCCTGTTTGGATACAGCGCGGATGGCGGGACGGTTCAAGTCGTCGATCTCGCCTGCGGAGAAAGCATCCCCAGCGAGATAGTCAGCGCACTTTCTGATGAGACCGTTACAAAATGGGCCTTTAACGCCAACTTCGAGCGCGTCTGCCTGTCCCGCTTCATCGGACTGACGACCGGAGAATACCTCGACCCCGAGTCATGGAAATGCTCCATGATATGGGCGGCAACGATGGGTCTGCCGCTGTCTTTGGAGGGCGTCGGCGCTGTCCTCGGCCTTGAAAAGCAGAAGCTCGCCGAGGGCAAGGAACTCGTCAAATACTTCTGCCAGCCCTGCTCTCCTACAAAAGCAAACGGTCAGCGCACCCGCAATTATCCCTGTCACGCGCCGGACAAATGGTCGGCTTTTAAGCAGTACAACATCCGCGACGTTGAAACGGAGATGTCTATTCAGTCAAGACTCGCAAAATTTCCGGTGCCCGGCTCCGTATGGGAGGAATATCACCTAGACCAGGAAATCAACGACCGTGGGGTGGCGCTGGATAAGACGCTGGTTGAACAGGCCATCGCTATGGACGGCCGCTCCCGCTCGGAACTGACCGCCGCCACAAAGGAGATCACCGCGCTCGATAATCCGAATTCGGTCGTTCAGATGAAGGGGTGGCTTGCCGAAAACGGAATGGAGACCGAAACGCTCGGCAAAAAGGCTGTCGCAGAACTCATCAAAACCGCTCCCCAGGAACTGCGTGATGTCCTGCTCCTGCGTCAGCAACTGGCCAAATCCTCGGTCAAGAAATATCAGACCATGCGGACGGCGGTTTGCTCGGATGGCCGCGCCCGCGGAATGTTCCAGTTCTATGGCGCGAACAGAACAGGCCGCTGGGCGGGCAGGCTTATTCAAATGCAAAACCTGCCGCAGAACCATCTGGAAGATTTAGCCGAAGCCCGCGCCCTTGTTCGCTGCGGCGACTTTGATGCGCTGGAAATGCTCTATGAGGATGTGCCGGACACGCTGTCACAGCTGATCCGCACGGCGTTTGTGCCAAGAACCGGAGCCAAATTCATTGTAGCGGACTTCTCGGCGATTGAAGCGAGGGTTATCGCATGGCTTGCCGGCGAACGGTGGAGGCAGGATGTTTTCGCCAAGGGCGGCGACATTTACTGCGCAAGCGCCAGTCAGATGTTCAAAGTCCCCGTTGAGAAACACGGCGTCAACGGTCATCTGCGGCAGAAAGGCAAAATCGCGGAACTGGCCCTCGGCTACGGCGGTTCGGTCGGCGCGCTGAAAGCAATGGGGGCGCTGGAAATGGGGCTTACAGAGGATGAACTTCCCCCGCTGGTAGACGCGTGGCGGCAGTCCAATCCGATGATCGTGAGATTCTGGTGGGATGTAGACCGTGCCGCTATGGAGGCCGTTCGCAACAAGCATACCAACGAAACCCATGGCATTGTCTTCGCCTGCCAGAGCGGGATGCTTTTTATCACGCTCCCGTCCGGCAGACAGCTTTACTATGTGAAGCCGCGCATCGGAGAGAACAAGTTTGGCGGTCAGTGCATCACTTACGAAGGTGTCGGCGGCACAAAAAAGTGGGAAAGGCTGGACAGTTACGGCCCGAAGTTTGTGGAAAACATCGTACAGGCGACCTCCCGCGACCTTCTCTGCTTTGCCATGAAAACGCTCCGCAGCTGTTCAATTGTCATGCACATCCATGACGAATTGGTTATTGAAGCCGATCCGCGTATGTCTCTGCAGGCGGTCTGTGAACAGATGGGCCGGACGTCGCCATGGGCAAAAGGGCTGCTGCTCCGCGCCGACGGCTATGAAACAGATTTTTATAAAAAAGATTGATCCTCTTTCGGCCAGGACGGGCTTTTTGTTCCAGTGAGTATCAGATGGACGAAACGCCATTGAAAAAAGGTTCTCCCCGGCGGGGTTGAGCCGGTCGATAACGAGGAGGTTTTTACATTATGGATGAGATTCAAATTTACTGCTACGAAGGGCGCGACGTCCGTACGGTCAGCAAAAACGGCGAGCCGTGGTTTATGGCGGCGGATGTGTGCCGCGTACTGGAACTTGACAATGTATCTCAGGCGCTGGCCCGTCTTGACGAGGACGAGAAATACACCACCCTCATTTCAAATGAGAGTGCGGCTACAGGCCAGTCGCTCGCGGCTTTCGTCAACGAGCCGGGTCTGTACGCGCTTATCCTCGGCAGCCGCAAGCCCCAGGCAAAAGCGTTCAAGCGCTGGATTACCCACGAGGTCGTGCCGTCTATCCGTAAACACGGCGTTTATGCGACGGATGAGCTTCTTTCCAACCCCGATGTTATGATCGCGGTGCTGCAGGAACTGAAAGCGCAGCGCGAGCGAACAAGGTCGCTTCAGCTCACAGCGGCTGTTCAGAAGCAGCAGATCGCGGAGCTTCAGCCGAAAGCAAGCTACTACGACCTTATCCTGCAGAATAAGAACACCGTTCCTGTTACACAGATCGCCAAGGATTATGGCATGAGCGGGCGCGCCTTCAACAAACTGCTCCACGAGCTGGGTATCCAGTACAAATTGCGTGAGACCTGGCTTCTTTATCAGGACTACGCGAATCAGGGCTATACGCAATCCCGTACCCATGCAATCGACGCCGACCGCAGCGTAATGCATACCTACTGGACGCAGAAAGGCCGTCTGTTCCTTTACGACCTGCTGAAATCCAGGTGCGGCATCCTACCCGTCATCGAAAGAGGCGCGGCATGAGCACAGACAAATATAACTCGGAAGGCTATCCCGATCCGACCGCGTTCGAGGCGCTTTGCCTTATAGAAAAAGAACAGCACGCGCTTCGTGCATTCAGGCCCATTGTCTATATCTGCTCGCCCTATGCCGGAGAGATCGATAAAAATGTCGAAGCCGCCCGGCGCTACAGCCGCTTTGCTGTGGACAGGGGCTGCATCCCCGTCGCACCGCATCTGCTGTTCCCGCAGTTTCTTGACGACGCCAGCCCAGGCGAGCGACAGCTTGGACTTTTCTTCGGAAATGCCCTGATGAGCAAATGCTCGGAGGTATGGGTGTTCGGTGAGACCTTTTCAGCGGGTATGCAGGCGGAAATCAAACGCGCCAGGTGGAAAAACTACCGCCTGCGCTATTTTACCGATGAGTGTGAGGAGGTCACCGCCAATGTTCACACTGTATAGCGCCGACTTTACCGGCAACCCAGGCAATTGTTCCTATCCGCATAAGACCGAGGTCACCGATGCACCTAGTCTCCAGTCCGCAGTTTCGCACGATTATGTGTGTGCCGAATACAAAAACAGCTATCGCAACGGGGAGAACTTCCTTGGTGCGGACTGTCTTCCCGTCGACTGCGACAACGACCACTCTGAAGACCCCGCGGATTGGGTGGCTCCGGGAGATGTCATGGAGGCATTTCCGGGCGTTGCTTTCGCAGTTCATTACAGCCGCTCCAATATGAAGGAGAAAAACGGAAAACCCGCCCGCCCCAAGTTTCATGTACTGTTTCCCATTGACCGAATGACAGACGCTGTTTGCTACAGTGATATGAAAAAGCTGGTCAACATCATTTTTCCGTATTTCGACACACAGGCGCTGGATGCCGCCCGGTTCTTCTTCGGTACAAACTCACCGGAGGTGGAGCTTTACCCCGGCGGCATAAACCTCACGGCGTTTCTGGCGGAGGATGATTTTGACGCAGGCATGGTGGATGGAGGTCATGCTGGTCAGATCATTCCCGAAGGCAGCCGCAACGCCACCTTGTCCCGTTTCGCCGGCCGCGTCATCAAGAAATACGGCGACAGCGACGCGGCTTATCAGTGCTTTTTGGATGAGACAGCAAAATGCTCGCCGTTGCTGGAAGAACAGGAGCTGATGACCATTTGGCACAGCGCGCAAAAATTCTACGCCCGCCTTTCGCGGCAGAATGGCTATGTGCCGCCGGAGGTCTATAACGATCCCGCCTCCTATAAGCCGGGCGATTATTCTGACGTCGGGCAGGCCGAGGTGCTGGCTAAGCACTTCGCCGGTGAACTACGGTATTCGCCTTCCACGCATTTCATCCGTTACAGCGAGCATTACTGGCAGGAAAGCGAACCAGGCGCACAGGCGGTTGCACACGAGCTGACCCGCCGCCAGCTGGAAGAAGCTACGAAGGATTTGCTGGACGCCATGCGTAAACTGAAGGACAACGGCGCGCAGGATATTCTGGATAACACATCCAAGGCAAAAGCCGAATCGCTGATGAGCGACAGTCAGATGGAAGCATACCGGGAGTTTCTCGCCGCCAAGGCGTATCAGTCCTTTGCCATTCGCCGCCGCGATTCCAAAAATATTACAGCGACTCTGAAAGAGTCCCATCCCATGCTGGAAATTTCACCGCGCGATCTGGACGCAGACTGCTTTGCCCTGTGTACGCCGAGTGCCACTTACGATCTCCGCAAAGGCATGTCCGGTGCCAGAGAACATTCGCCGGAAGACTTCATTACCAAAATCACCTCCGTGTCGCCCAGTGGCAAAGGCGAGCAGCTGTGGCTGGACAGCCTCAACCTCATCTTCTGCGAAAACCAGGACCTGATCGATTATGTGCAGATGATCTGCGGCCTCGCGTCCATCGGCAAAGTATATGTGGAGGCGCTGATCATCGCATACGGCGAAGGCAGTAACGGCAAGTCCACCTTTTGGAACGCCGTTTCCCGTGTGCTCGGTCTTTACAGCGGCAACATCTCCGCCGATACGCTGACGGTCGGCTGCCGACGCAATATTAAGCCCGAAATGGCCGAAGTTAAAGGGAAACGTCTGCTCATTGCCGCCGAAATGCAGGAAGGCGCCCGGCTCAACGATTCCACGGTAAAGCAGCTTTGTTCAACTGACGATGTCTTCGCGGAGAAAAAGTATAAGGACCCGTTCAGCTTCAAGCCCTGCCACACGCTGGTGCTCTATACCAACCATCTGCCGAAGGTCAGCGCCTCCGACGACGGTATCTGGCGCAGGCTGATTGTGATTCCGTTTGGCGCTAAAATCAAGGGCACGAGCGATATCAAAAATTATGGAGAGTATCTGTATGCCAACGCCGGCGAGAGCATTCTCGCGTGGATCATCGAAGGTGCCAGAAAGGTCATTGAGCTGAACTATCAGATTCCAGTTCCGATTTGCGTACAAACGGCTATCGAGGAGTATCGGAGCCAGAACGACTGGTTTGGGCATTTTCTTGAGGACAAATGCGAGATTGGCGCCAGTTTTCGTGAGAGCTCCAGCGCCTTATATCAGTCGTACCGTAATTATTGCATTGATACCAACGAATATGTCCGCAGTACGGCCGACTTCTACTTTGCCATGGAGAATGCCGGATATGAGCGTATCAAAGTTAAAAACAAGCGTTTCTTCAAGGGACTGCGTCTGAAAACCGACGATGGAGATTTTGAGGATTTTCTGGGGTAAAAGCCATATGGGGTAACCTCGATAAAAGTCATTTACAGAAACTTCTCTAAGACAGTAAAAAAACAATATAAGAAAAGTTTTAGAAACGACCCGCGTCGAGGTTAACCAGCTTATAAAAATCGACAGGAGAAAGCCAGTGAGAGAAAAAGTAACCGAGCAAAAATTAACGCGGATGGTCAAGGCGGCGGGCGGCATCGCGCTTAAGTTCGTATCTCCCGGATTTGATGGGATGCCGGATCGTCTGGTTCTTCTACCGGGAGGTCACATCGCTTTCGTGGAAGTAAAGGCTCTGGGAGAAAAGCCACGGCCACTGCAGCTGGCAAGGCACAAGCTGCTGCGGTGTCTCGGCTTTCGGGTATTCATACTGGATGACGCGGAGCGGATTAGAGGGATGATTGATGAAATACGAAGCGCATGATTATCAGACCTATGCCACGGAATACATCGAAACCCATCCCATCGCCGCCGTCCTGCTTGACATGGGTCTCGGAAAAACGAGCATTACGCTGACGGCCATCAACGACCTGCTGTTCGACAGCTTCGAAGTCCACCGTGTTCTGGTAATCGCCCCGCTGCGTGTGGCGAGAGATACCTGGGCGGCTGAGATCGAAAAATGGGAGCATCTTAACAGTCTCATTTACTCCGTAGCGGTCGGTACGGAAGCGGAGCGAAAAGTGGCGCTGCGGAAACAGGCCGATGTCTATATCATCAACCGTGAAAATGTTCAGTGGCTTGCGGAAGAGAGCGGATTTTCCTTCGATTTTGACATGGTCGTGATCGACGAGCTGTCTTCCTTCAAAAACCACCAGACGAAACGCTTCCGTTCCCTTATGAAACTTCGGCCCCGCGTCCGCCGCATCGTCGGGCTGACTGGAACGCCGAGCAGCAACGGTCTGATGGATTTATGGGCCGAGTTCCGGCTTTTGGATATGGGCGAGCGCCTCGGCAGGTTTATCGGGCAATACCGATCCGATTATTTTATCCCCGACAAGCGCAACGGTCAGGTCGTATTCAGCTACAAGCCGCTGCCTGGAGCGGAAAACGCCATATACAACCGCATTTCTGACATAACCATCTCCATGAAGTCCACCGATCACTTAAAAATGCCGGAGCTCGTCAGCGGTGAATATACCGTGACCTTATCGGACGACGAACGTGAGCGGTATGATGAATTAAAATATGACCTTGTGCTTCAGCTGCCGGATGGCGATATTACTGCCTCCAACGCCGCCTCGCTATCGAACAAACTCGCCCAGATGGCGAATGGAGCGATCTATACCGACACTGGGGAGATAATTCCGATTCACGACCGCAAACTGGACGCCCTGGAAGATTTAATCGAAGCGGCGAACGGAAAGCCTCTGCTGGTCGCCTACTGGTTCAAGCATGATTATGAAAGGATCGCCGCGCGACTTCGCAAGTTGCATATTCCGTTCTCCAAGCTGGACACAGCCGACAGCATCCGAAGCTGGAACAGCGGCGAACTGCCGGTGGCGGTCATCCATCCCGCTTCTGCCGGACACGGGCTGAACCTCCAGAGCGGCGGTTCCTCTCTCATATGGTTCGGGCTGACCTGGTCACTGGAATTATATCAGCAGACCAACGCCCGCCTGTGGAGACAGGGGCAGACCGCCGACACTGTGGTGATCCAGCATATTGTAACAAAAGGCACTATCGACAGCCGCGTTCTGAAAGCCTTGTCTACGAAAGACAGTACCCAGTCGGCGCTGATTGAGGCCGTGAAAGCAAATCTATGACAATCCGTGCCAATCCGAGTGAATTTTATTATTCGGAGGTACGCCATGAGCACAACAGCAGTGAAGAAATATCTGTCGCAGGCACGATACCTTGATATGCGGATTGCTTCCAAAATCCAGCAGATAACCTCCCTCAATGACTTGGCTACAAAATGCACGGCAACGCTGACTGGGATGCCGAGGACCCCCAGTCACGGTACATCCACAATGGCCGACGCCATTGTAAAGATCGTGGATTTACAGACGGAGCTAAACGGCGACATTGATGCGCTTGTGGATTTGAAGAAGGAAATCACGGGCGCCATCAAGTCCGTTTCCAATCCAGAGTATCAAACCATTCTTGAAAAGCGCTATTTGTGTTTTCTATCCTGGGAGCAGATCTCGGTGGATATGAACTACAGTATGCAATACACCTTCCGTATGCATGACCGCGCCTTGGCAGAAGCTGACGCTTCTTTGAAAGTGGAGAGTCAAGTTGATTGAATAAGAGTCGGTCCACATGATATCCTTATAATGCGGAAACTGAATGCAGAGAGCCTTCGTGGGAGCAATCCTGCGAGGGCTTTTCTTATGCAAAAAAAGAGCCGTCGTTAAGCGGCTCTCTCTTCCTCATTTCTTGTCTTCAGATTTTATTGTAATGACAGGTAATGTGGTTTTGCCATTGGATGACAACTGCTGTTCACTAGCCTTTTTGATGAGAAACTTTACTGCGGCATCGATATCTTTGTACTCCAGCTTTAGCGCCAACTTCCCATCAAAGAACAGATACAGCGCGCTGTCATCACCTTTGATCCCTACTTTTTTAATGTTGATTTCAAACCGTGTATCCATTGGTACACCTCCTTCATAATAGAGCATGTTTTTTTCGCGAGTCATTGCTCTTCATAAAAGCCCATGTAAATTTCGCGTGACCATCGCTCTTTATGACAGGAGTTATAAGTTTCGTAAAAAGAGGTGAATCCATGCCATACAAACCAAAGCGTCCCTGCGCTTACCCCGGCTGCGGTCGGCTTGCCGTGCGCGAGCAATACTGTGCCGAGCATCAGAAGGTCATGGACAAACGCTACAACCAATATGAGCGCGACCCTGCTTCCAACAAACGATACGGTCGTTCGTGGAAGCGTATTCGTGACCGCTACATCAAGGCGCACCCGCTCTGTGAAGAATGCCAAAAGCAAGGCAAGCTGACACCTGCCGAGGAAGTTCACCACATTCTTCCGCTCTCAAAAGGCGGTGGCAGTAACGCGGAGAACCTCATGGCTCTTTGCAAAGCCTGTCATTCCCGTATCACAGCGGAGAGTGGCGACCGGTGGGGACAGGGATATTGAAAGAGGCATCGTTTACATTTTGGTACGATGCCTCTTTCAATCTGTTTTTCATAGTCACCCCCGGTGGGGGGATCAAAATCTCTAAAACCTTTTTAATCGGACAGCGGCGTGGGGCTTCGTGTTGAAAAACGCGGTTTCAAACGGGGTAATAACCCCCTCCGCGAATGTGAGGTGAACAATTTGGCAAAGGACGGCACAAACCGTGGCGGCGCCCGTGCCGGCGCAGGTGCGAAAAAGAAACCGCTTGCCGATAAAATCGCCGAGGGCAATCCCGGCGGCAGAAAGCTGACCGTTATGGAATTTTCGGATACAGCGAATTTGCAGGGGCAGGCGATGCCGGAGCCTAACAAAATGCTCGAAGCCACTCAGAAGGACGGAAAGACGCTCGTTGCAAGCGAAATTTATAAATCCACCTGGCAATGGCTGAATGAGCGCGGCTGTGCCACTCTCGTATCCCCGCAGCTTCTGGAACGTTACGCCATGAGCGTGGCGCGCTGGATTCAATGCGAGGAAGCGGTTACCGAATACGGCTTTCTGGCGAAGCATCCCACCACGGGCAACGCGATTCAAAGCCCGTATGTTGCAATGGGTCAGAACTACATGAACCAGACCAACCGCCTGTGGTATGAAATTTTTCAGATCGTCAAGGAAAACTGCACCGGCGAGTACAGCGGCGCGAATCCACAGGACGATGTGATGGAGCGGCTGCTCTCGGCGAGGCGAGGAAAATAACATACACAGATTGGAGATAACCATATGCAGATAGAAAAGTTGAAAACCGAACATCTTATCCCGGCAGACTACAATCCCCGCAAAGACCTCAAATCCGGCGATCCCGAATATGAAAAGCTGAAACGCTCCATTGAGCGGTTCGGTTATGTCGAGCCTGTTATTTGGAACAAAACCACCGGTCGGGTCGTCGGCGGGCACCAGCGTTTGAAGGTTCTGCTCGATATGGGTATCACCGAAGTCGAGTGCGTGGTGATCGAGATGGATGAGGAAAAAGAAAAAGCCCTCAATATCGCGCTCAATAAAATCAGTGGCGACTGGGATAAAGACAAGCTGGCTCTGCTCATCGCCGACCTGCAAGGCGCGGACTTTGACGTGTCGCTCACGGGTTTTGAGCCTGCGGAGCTTGATACGCTTTTTAAGGATTCGCTCAAGGATGGTATCCATGACGACGATTTTGATGTGGACGCGGAGCTTCAAAAGCCCGCCGTTACAAAACCCGGCGACGTCTGGACGCTCGGCCGGCATCGGTTGGTCTGCGGTGATTCCACCAAGGCCGACACCTTTACCGCTCTGATGGACGGCAAGCTCGCAAATCTGGTGGTGACCGACCCGCCGTATAACGTCAATTATGAAGGAACAGCGGGCAAAATCAAAAACGACAATATGGGAAATGAAGCGTTCTACGATTTCCTGCTTGCGGCGTTTACGAACACCGAAGCGGCAATGGCTCAGGACGCTTCCATTTATGTATTCCATGCCGATACCGAGGGACTGAACTTCCGCAAAGCTTTCTCGGACGCTGGCTTTCAACTTTCCGGGTGCTGCATCTGGAAAAAGCCGTCTCTGGTGCTGGGGCGCTCGCCTTACCAATGGCAGCATGAACCTGTCCTCTTCGGCTGGAAAAAGAAAGGCAAGCACAACTGGTATGCAGACCGCAAGCAAACCACCATTTGGGAGTTTGAAAAGCCGAAGAAAAATGCCGACCATCCCACGATGAAGCCGATTGCGCTGCTGGCATATCCCATTATGAACAGCAGCCTCACAAACTGCATCGTGCTCGACCCTTTCGGCGGCAGCGGTTCTACGCTCATCGCCTGCGAGCAGTCCGACAGAATTTGCTTCACCATAGAGCTTGACGAGAAATACTGCGACGTCATTGTAAAACGGTACATTGAACAGGCTGGAAATGCGGACGGCGTTTCTGTGATGCGCGACGGTGTCTCAATCAAATATGCGGAGTTGGCTGTCAATGAATAAACTCTCTCTCGTCTATCTTTGCGGCTGCTTTGTGCTGTCCGGCATTGTGTCATGTACACAAGAAACCGCTGATAAATGACCGCTTTGTTCTACACGGAAAACGCTTGAAACAACTTGATATATAAGCGGTTTAGAGTGATTAATGTAATACCGAAAAGAAAGGCGGTTTGAAAATGGAACTCAAATACAATGTTACGGGCAGCGAACGAAAATCACTGGTCAGTGCAATCAGCACAGTATTGGATGCCCCAACCAACTACCTCGGCGCTCCTACCTTCGCCTACGAGGTCGGCGGTTACCACATCGACAAAAACGGCACCGTCAGTTTCGACGACCTGATGAACAGCGACGAAATCGAACGGCTCATAGAGGCTCTTTGCGAGAAAGGCTTCGAGGCCGAAGTCCAGGAAGTCACGGACGGGCTTTGCATTGAGCTTCCGCTGAAGGACCTCAGCGAAACGGCGATCGAAAACCTCCGCAGGCTGACGGACAGCAAAGCGGCACTTATCAAAAAGGCTCTCGGCGCGGACAGGCTGGATATTGAGCTTACGGACGATACCATCCGTTTCCCATGGTTCGACCGTATACCGGAACCAGAGGTCATCAACGCGGCCGCTCATCTTATTGGCAAGCTGCTCGGCGCGGCAAAGGCACAAAAGCGTGTCACCGCAAAGGAAAAGGAAACCGACAACGAGAAGTACGCTTTCCGCTGTTTTCTCCTGCGGTTGGGCTTCATCGGAATGGAATACAAAGAGGAGCGTAAAATTCTGCTGAAAAACCTCTCCGGCAGCTCGGCTTTCAAGACCGGGCAGAAAAAGGGCTTCTCACAGGACGACCTTGACAAAGCAAAAGCCGACCCCGCTGTACGCGCCGAAATCAAAGCCATTTTGGGAGGAAACGACGATGAACAATAATTTTCCTTCAAGAGAAACCGTGGAACGTATCCGCAAACAATACCCGGTCGGATGCCGCGTCGAGCTACTCCGCATGGACGATGCCCAAGCACCGCCAATCGGTACGAAAGGCACCGTGCGGTATGTGGACGACCTCGGCAGTCTGGGTGTCGCGTGGGACAACGGCAGTTCCCTCCAAGTGGTCTACAGCGAGGACTTGTGCAGAAAGTTGGAGGACGCAAGCGATGGACAGTAAAGTGAAGGAGCAAATTCTCGCCATCCGCAAAACCGGTCTGACAAATATGTTCGATACCCTCGCCGTTCAGCGCATAGCCCATGAAATGAACTTCTTCGAACTGGTGGTTTTCCTCGAGGAGCATAAGGACGAATACGCCCGTTTTATCCTCACAGGCGAAGAGTAACGGCTGTAAACTACACAATTTCATGGGCTGTATTCGCCCGAAAGATCGTGCAGAATATGTCCGAGTCAATCGCGTAATTGCCTGGATATAGTGTGCTTTCAGAGTTAATATGTGACTACCGAAAGGGAAAACCACAACAAACGGAGGAAAAGAAAATGAACGAAAAGCAATGGAAACAGATTGAAGAGCAGCTTCCCGCGGGCGCGAAAATCCTGCGCTGGTACACAGCCGCCGAGAACGGGCAAATCAGAGTAATTGCTAAAGCCCCGGCCGACGATTACGAAACCCGCTACAACGTAAGCTTTGACGCCGACGGCAACGCCAGCATCAAAAGATTTTAGGGGGGCGCGATCATGTGGAAGGAAGGAACCCTCAAAATTCACGACAGCGTTTTTCATTACTGGATGAAGCAGTACGACGAAGGTTCGCAATTTGGCATCGACGGCGGCAGAATCAGCAAGCTGATGCTCAAACGCGACGGAGAAATCGTGTGCAATTACGACAGAGGCTGGGATGTTGAACCCTCCGACCCCGACACGCAACTTGCCCTTGAGCTTCTGCTGCACAGCGAGAACCACTAATACACGCGAATAAAATAGCCGAGGACGCGCCGGAGACGGCGTGTGTCTCGTACAAATAGATTCTTAAGACTTGCTCTTGCAAACGATGCAATTGGCAGGTCTGTTTTTATGCCCGAAGGGAGGCGGCGGATATACGTAAACTCAGAAAATACGCTCCGACACGGTTTAAGTCGGCGGATTCCGTTTATGACAAATCCACTGCCGACTATGCGGTGTCTTTTATACAGGCGCTCTGCCATACCAAAGGCACCTGGGCGGGCAAGCCCTTTGAACTGATCGACTGGCAGGAGCAGATTATCCGTGATGTTTTCGGAACGCTCAAGCCCAACGGTTATCGGCAATTCAACACCGCTTATGTGGAGATCCCGAAGAAGATGGGAAAAAGTGAGCTTGCGGCGGCTGTTGCCCTGTTGCTCACCTGCGGCGATAACGAGGAACGCGCCGAGGTTTACGGCTGTGCCGCCGACCGCAACCAGGCGTCCATCGTATTCAATGTAGCGGCGGACATGGTGAGGATGTGCCCGGCATTGTCAAAACGGGTAAAAATCCTCGATTCACAGAAGCGGCTCATTTATCAGCCGACAGGTAGTATTTATCAGGTGCTGTCCGCCGACGTCGGCAACAAGCATGGCTTCAATACCCACGGCGTGGTGTTTGATGAGCTTCATACCCAGCCGAACCGAAAGCTTTACGATGTCATGACCAAAGGCAGCGGCGACGCGAGAATGCAGCCGCTGTATTTTCTGATTACCACCGCCGGGGATAACCAGAACAGCATCTGCTGGGAGGTGCATCAAAAGGCGCTGGATATTTTGGATGGAAGAAAACACGACCCCACGTTTTACCCTGTGATCTACGGTGCCGCGCCGGAGGACGACTGGACGGACCCGAAGGTATGGAAAAAAGCGAATCCCTCCCTCGGAATCACAGTCGGAATCGACAAGGTTAGAGCCGCCTGCGAGAGTGCGAAACAGAATCCCGCCGAGGAAAACAGCTTCCGGCAGCTTCGTTTGAACCAGTGGGTCAAACAGGCGGTGCGCTGGATGCCGATGGACAAATGGGATAAATGCGCGTTTCCCGTAAACGCGGACAGCCTGCACGGGCGCGTCTGCTATGGCGGACTCGACCTTTCGTCATCCACGGATATAACGGCGTTCGTGCTGGTTTTCCCGCCGCTTGATGAAGAGGATAAATACACCGTGCTTCCGTTTTTCTGGATACCGGAGGATAACATCGAGCTGCGTGTCCGGCGCGACCATGTGAATTACGATACGTGGAAAAAGCAAGGCTTTCTGCAAACCACCGAGGGCAACGTGGTACATTACGGTTTCATCGAGAGCTTCATTGAGGAACTCGGCACCCGTTACAACATCCGCGAGATCGCGTTTGACCGCTGGGGTGCCGTACAAATGACGCAGAATCTCGAAAGCCTCGGCTTTACGGTCGTCCCGTTCGGTCAGGGCTTCAAGGATATGTCCCCGCCGACCAAAGAGCTTATGAAACTGACCTTGGAGGAAAAACTCGCCCATGGCGGGCATCCTGTCCTCCGCTGGATGATGGACAATATCTATATCCGCACCGACCCAGCCGGAAACATCAAGGCCGACAAAGAGAAGTCCACCGAGAAAATTGACGGCGCGGTGGCGACAATTATGGCGCTAGACCGGGCGATTCGGTGCGGAAATGAAAGCGGCTCTTCGGTTTATGACGACCGGGGGCTGCTTGTATTTTAATGAAAGAGCGTGGTGATTTTTATGGGAATATTGAGCGGACTTTTTCACTCCCGCGACAAGCCCCAAAACCGCGTTGGCGGCGGGTGGTCGTTCCTATTCGGCGGCACAACCAGCGGAAAGACAGTCAACGAGCGGACGGCGATGCAGACCACCGCGGTCTATGCCTGTGTAAGAATTTTGTCCGAAGCCGTCGCCGGTCTGCCGCTGCATATCTACCGATACCGGTCTGACGGCGGCAAAGAGCGCATCCCACTGCATCCCCTCTACCACTTGCTTCATGATGAACCTAACCCTGAGATGACTTCATTCGTGTTTCGAGAAACACTGATGAGTCATCTTTTGCTTTGGGGCAACGCCTACGCACAGGTGGTTCGAAACGGACGCGGTCAGGCGGTCGCGCTCTACCCTCTACTTCCAAGCAAAATGGATGTCAACCGGGCGGCGAACGGGGAGCTGCTTTACACCTATTACCGCGACGCGGATGAAACCGGACTGAATCCAAAAGGAGGATATATCACGCTCCGCCGTGATGAGGTTCTCCACATCCCCGGCCTTGGGTTTGACGGGCTTATTGGCTACAGCCCCATCGCCATGGCGAAGAATGCCATCGGCATGTCCCTCGCTACCGAGGAATACGGCGCCAGCTTTTTTGCCAACGGCGCGAACCCCGGCGGTGTGCTGGAGCATCCGGGCGTTATCAAGGATATCGGTCGTGTCAAGGAAAGCTGGAACTCCGCTTATCAAGGCAATGGCAACGCGCATAAAATCGCCGTGCTTGAGGAGGGCATGAAGTTTCAGGCAATCGGCATTCCGCCGGAACAGGCGCAGTTTCTGGAGACGCGGAAATTCCAGATCAACGAGATCGCCCGTATTTACCGCGTGCCGCCCCATATGGTGGGAGACCTTGAGAAATCCAGTTTCAGCAACATAGAACAGCAGTCGCTGGAATTCGTGAAATATACCCTCGACCCGTGGGTGGTTCGCTGGGAGCAGAGCCTGCAGCAGTCGCTGATTCTGCCCTCCGAAAAGCTATCTCTGTTCATCCGATTCAATCTGGATGGACTCCTGCGCGGCGATTATCAAAGCCGCATGAACGGGTACGCCGTCGGTCGGCAGAACGGTTGGATGTCGGCAAACGACATCCGCGAGCTGGAGGACATGAACCGCATCCCCGTCGGGGAGGGCGGCGACTTGTATCTGGTCAACGGCAACATGACCAAACTGGCGGACGCGGGTGCGTTTGCCGGAAATCAATCAAAGGAGGCCAACGGCCAATGAAGAAATTCTGGAACTGGGTAAGGGACGAAACCACCGAGGAACGCACCCTTTATCTTAACGGCGTCATTTCCGACGAAACCTGGTGGGGCGATGAAATAACGCCCAAAATGTTCAAGGATGATCTGCTCGCCGGGGCGGGTAACGTCACGGTGTGGATCAACTCTCCCGGCGGCGATGTGTTCGCGGCAGCGCAGATCTACAACATGCTCATGGACTACACCGGGAAGATCACCGTCAAGATTGACGGACTGGCGGCAAGCGCGGCTTCGGTCATCGCAATGGCGGGCGGCGACGTATATATGTCCCCCGTATCCATGCTGATGATTCACAACCCTTCCACCATCGCCATCGGCGACAGCGAGGAAATGCTCAGAGCTAAGGCGCTGCTGGATGAGGTGAAGGAAAGCATCATTAACGCCTATGAGCTGAAATCCGGGCTGTCCCGCGCGAAGCTCTCCCATCTGATGGACGCGGAAACCTGGATGAACGCCAACAAGGCGGTTGAACTGGGTTTTGCGGATAAAATCATGTTCGCTGAGGGCGAAACAACCGCCGCTGACAGCTTGATTTTCTCACGCATGGCGGTGACCAACTCTTTGATCAGCAAGCTGCCTAAGCAGCAAAAACCGAAAACTGGAACACCGATTGAGTCGCTTGATAAGCGGCTCTCTTTAATTTCCCACTAATTTTAAGGAGGAACACACAATGAGTAAAATTCTTGAACTGCGCGAAAAGCGCGCAAAGGCATGGGATGCGGCGAAGGCGTTCCTGGATACCAAGCGCGGCGGCGACGGTCTGCTCACCGCCGAGGACACGTCGACCTATGACAAGATGGAAGCCGATGTTGTGGCTCTGGGCAAAGAAATCGAGCGCCTTGAGCGGCAGTCCGTGATCGATGCGGAGCTGTCGAAGGCCACCAGCAATCCCATCACCAATACTCCCTCTAAAGGTACGGAGGAAAAAACCGGGCGCGCGTCCGCCGAATACAAAAGATCATTTTGGAACGCAATGCGCACCCGCGCCGGAGAGGGACTCGACCCGGTTGTGAGAAACGCCCTGCAGATCGGCACCGACACCGAGGGCGGCTACCTCGTCCCGGACGAATTCGAGCGCAATCTTGTGGAAGCTCTTGAAGAGGAAAACATCTTCCGCAGGCTGGCAAATGTCATCACCACATCTTCCGGCGACCGTAAAATCCCGGTTGTGGCGTCCAAGGGCACAGCCTCCTGGATTGACGAGGAAGGCGCTATTCCCGAAAGCGACGACAGCTTTGGTCAGGTTTCCATCGGCGCGTATAAGCTGGGCACACTGATCAAGGTTTCCGAGGAGCTGCTCAACGACAGCGTGTTTAACCTCGAATCGTATATTTCGAGGGAGTTTGCCCGCCGCATCGGCAATAAGGAGGAGGAATCCTTCTTCGGGGGCGACGGCTCCGGCAAGCCCACCGGCATCCTTGCCGCAACGGGCGGCGCACAGCTTGGCGTGACCACGGCGGGCGCCACGGCGATTACACTGGACGAGGTGCTTGACCTCTTCTACTCGTTGAAGGCGCCCTACCGCAACAAGGCGGTATTCGTGATGAACGATTCCACCGTCAAGGCTATCCGCAAACTTAAAGACAGCCAGGGTCAGTACCTCTGGCAGCCCTCCATTCAGGCAGGCACGCCCGATACCATCCTCAATCGCCCGCTGTACACCTCCGCCTATGTTCCCGCTATTGCGGCGGCTGCGAAGACCGTCGCGTTCGGCGATTTCAGCTATTACTGGGTTGCCGACCGTCAAGGCAGGGTGTTCAAGCGGCTCAACGAGCTGTACGCGGCAACGGGTCAGGTGGGCTTCATCGCCACCCAGCGTGTGGACGGCAAGCTGATTCTGCCCGAAGCCGTCAAGGTTCTCCAGCAGAAAGCATCGTAAGGAAGGGGGCGCGGCGGCATGGCGCTGATTGACGATCTACTGCCCAAGGTCAAGGCAAACCTCATATTGGAGCACGGCGCGGACGACGACCTTCTCAAAGGCTTCATCCGCGCCGCCGTTTCCTACGCCGAAAGCTACCAGCACATCCCCGCGGGCAGTTATGAGGAAACCGCCATGCCGCCTACCACCGAGCAGGCCGTGATTATGCTGTCGTCCCACTTTTACGAGAGCCGGGACGGCAGCACGGCCGGATTTTTCGCGGACAGTGTGCAGGCCGGGCAGCAGGTATGGGAAACGGTTAATCTGCTTTTACGGCTTGACCGGGATTGGAAGGTGTGACATGAGCTACGGCAAAATGAATAGCTTCATCGACATCATCTCCGCCGCCCCATCGAAGGACGCGGACGGCTTTGTTACCACGGGCGACCATATCGTCGCTTCCGTGCGGGCATATAAGGAAGACCGTCACGGCGACGAGCGATGGGCGAATATGGCGGCGTTCAGCGAAGCAACCGCGCTCTTCCGCTTCCGGAAGATTCCCAGCGTCGAGATAACAACCGCGCTGTTTATTGCCTGTGACAGCGAACGATACCGCATTGTCAGTGTGGAGGATGTCCGAGGACGCGGGATGTATATTGAGGTTCTGGCTGAAAAGCTGGAGCCAAGCGTGAGGTGATGCGCATGGCTAAAGTTGATATGAAAATGCCGGAGGACTTCTTGCTGAAGCTTTCACGCCTCGGCGACCAGACGGATACGATTATCCCCAAAGTGCTGGAGGCAGGCGGTGAGGTTGTACTTGATAAGGTGAAAAGCAATCTTTCCTCCGTGGTCGGTAGCGGCACGAAGGAAAAAAGCCGCTCCACAGGCGAGTTGGAACGCTCCCTGGGTCTTTCACCCGCTTTGATGGACAGGAACGGAAACTTCAATGTCAAGGTCGGCTTCGCCGAACCGAGGAGTGACGGCGGCTCCAATGCCAAAATCGCCAACATCCTCGAATACGGCAAGCATGGTCAGCCGCCCAAACCGTTCTTGAAGCCCGCGAGGACGCAGAGCCGGAGCGCCTGCATTGAAGCGATGAAGGCGAAACTGCGGAAGGAGGTTGACGATATATGAGCATTTTAGCGGAACTGAACACCCTGCTCTCGCCGGTTCTCCCTGTGGAAACCGGCGTTTTTTCGGGCGTCCCTCCTGACGAATACCTGGTGCTTACGCCTATGACAGACGAATTTGCCCTGTTCGGCGACAATATGCCGCTGGTCGATGTGTCCGAGGTGCGGATTTCACTTTTCACCAAGGGCAACTACATCCAGAGGAAAAAGCAGATCACCGCGTCGCTGCTCACGGCGGGCTTTACGGTAACCGACCGCCGTTACATCGGGCATGAGGACGATACAGGATACCACCACTACGCCATTGATGTGGCAAAACATTGTGATTTGAAGGAGGAATGAATTATGGCGACTATCGGCCTCGACAAACTGTATTATTCGAAAATCACCGAGGATTCCAACGGTCAGGAGACCTACTCCACGCCCCTCGTGCTTGCCAAAGCCATCACCGCCGAACTTTCGGTGGAGCTGGTGGAGGCGATACTGTACGCGGACGACGGCGCCGCCGAGGTGGTGAAGGACTTCAACAGCGGGAAACTCACCCTCGGCGTGGACGACATTGGCCCGGCGGCAGCGGCGGATCTGACCGGCGCGTCCACCGACGACAACGGCGTACTGGTTTCAGCCAGCGAAAACGTGGGAACGCCGGTCGCGGTGGGCTTCCGCGCGCAGAAAGCAAACGGCTCCTACCGCTATTTCTGGCTTTACCGGGTAAAATTCGGTCTGCCCGCGACCAACCTGCAGACCAAGTCGGATTCCATCACCTTTTCCACGCCCACTATCGAAGGAACCGTCATGCGTCGGAACAAGCTGGACGCCTTTGGTAAGCACCCGTGGAAAGCGGAGGTTACGGAGGGCGACGCCGGAGTGGCCTCCGCCACCATCACAGGCTGGTTTACCGAAGTCTATGAACCGGTCTATACGCCAGGGTCGTAAGGAGGATGCGGAATGGCTAACGTTACAAATGCCGCTGAAAGAAGCGCTGTTATCAATATCGGCGGCAAGGAGTATGAGCTGGTGCTGACCACCCGCGCGACCAAAGCAATCGCGGGACGGTACGGCGGACTGGAAAACCTCGGCGAGAAGCTGATGAAATCCGAGAATTTTGAGATGGCGTTGGATGAGATCGTGTGGCTGCTGACTCTGCTTGCCAACCAATCCGTCCTGATTCACAACCTTAAAAATAAGGATACCCCGGAGAATTTGCTTACCGAGGATGAGGTTGAACTGCTCACCTCGCCCCTTGATCTGGCGGCGTACAAAACTGCCATCACGGAAGCCATGTTCCGGGGCACCAAGCGCAACGTGGAAAGCGAGGATGAAGGTTCCTCAAAAAACGCGGAAGTCGGGTAAACGACGCGGAGTTGTTTACCCTGCTTCTTTATTACGGAACGGTGCAGATGGGTATGGGCGCGGAGGATTTCTGGCTCATGCCCATCGGTCTGTTCCTGGACCTGTGGGCCTGCCACAAGCAGTTTATCGGCATGGAAAAGCCGAAGAAAACCCGGACGATTGACGATATCATACCGCCGGGCATTTAAGGGGGGTGAGCACAAATGGCGGACGATTTTGGTCTGAAAATAGGCGTCGAGGGCGAGCGTGAGTTTAAAAAAGCGCTTTCGGATATCAACCAGAGCTTCAAGGTTCTCGGCTCTGAAATGCAGCTGATCACCAGTCAGTTTGACAAAAACGATAAATCCGCGCAGGCGCTTACCTCCCGCAACGAAGTCCTCAATAAGGAAATTGACGCGCAGAAGGGCAAAATCGAAACCCTGCGCGCCGCCCTTGACAACGCGTCCGAATCCTTCGGCGAAAACGACCGCCGCACCCAGAACTGGCAGGTTCAGCTGAACAAGGCGCAAGCGGAGCTGAACGGAATGGAGCGCGAGCTGTCCGATAACGAGAAAGCCCTCGACAGCATGGGCACGGAAGAGGACGAAGCGGCGAAATCGGCTGACGGACTCGGGAACGAACTCAAGGAGAGCGGCGACGAAGCGGAGAAATCCGGCTCCAAGTTTGAGAAGCTGGGCGGCGTCCTCAAAGGCGTAGGCGTGGCGATGGGCGCGGTTGTTGTGGCAGCCGGTGCCGCCGCCATGAAACTCGGCCAGGAAGTAATCGCCGCCTACGCTGACTATGAACAGCTTGTCGGCGGCGTGGATACGCTGTTCGGAGAAGCGTCAAAAACGGTGCAGGGCTACGCCGAAACCGCCTTTAAAACAGCCGGTATGTCCGCGAACACGTATATGGAGACGGTCACGGGCTTTTCGGCGAGCCTTATCCAGTCCCTCGGCGGCGACACCGCAAAGGCGGCCAAGGTCGCGGATATGGCGATTACGGATATGGCCGATAACGCCAATAAAATGGGTACGGGCATCTCGTCCATACAAGACGCCTATCAGGGCTTCGCCAAACAAAACTATACCATGCTTGATAACTTGAAGCTGGGCTACGGCGGCACGAAGTCCGAAATGGAGCGGCTGCTCGCCGATGCTGAAAAGTTCTCCGGCATTAAATATGACATCTCTTCGTATGCGGACGTCGCCGAGGCAATCCACGTCATACAGACAGAAATGGGCATCACGGGTACGACCGCTAAGGAAGCGACCGAAACGATAAGCGGGTCTATTGCCGGTATGCAGTCGGCCATCGGTAACCTGATGGCGGGGCTTGGCAATGCGGACGCGGACATTAAAGTTCTTATCGGCAACGTGGTGGATGCGTTCCAAAACGTCGTGAAAAACATCACGCCGGTTATTGAGAACATCGTCGCCGCTTTGCCGCCCGCTCTTAACGGAATTTTAAAGGCTGTCGGAGATTTGCTTCCTACATTGCTGTCGACGGTGGTCAATCTGTTCACACAGATGCTCAGTACAATTTTAACGCTCCTGCCGCAGCTTATCCCCGCCGCCGTGGACGCTGTGATGACGATCGTCGGCGCACTGATTGACAGTCTGCCGCTACTCATCGACGCGGCGGTGCAATTGGTGACGGCTCTTGTCAGCGGCATCGGCTCGGCTTTGCCAGAACTCATCCCGGCGGCGGTCAGCGCGGTCGCAACCATCGTTCAAGGCTTGGCCGATAATCTTCCCATGATCCTTGACGCGGCGCTGCAGCTTATCCTTGGGCTTGCCCGTGGTCTGCTGGACGCAATCCCGCAGTTAGTCGCAGCTCTGCCCGCCATTATTACAGCCATCGTGGATTTTATTATCGAAGCGATTCCGCAGATTATCGACGCGGGCATTCAGCTGCTGGTGTCACTGGTGACCGCTCTGCCGGTCATTATCGAAGCCGTAGTCAAAGCGATTCCGAAGATTATTAACGGTATCATCACCGCCGTGATCGGCGCGATCCCCTTGATCATAGACGCCGGGGTAAAACTGCTCATCGCCTTGATTCAGAACCTGCCGCAGATCATCACCACGGTTGTAAAGGCTATCCCGCAGATTGTCGGAAGTTTGGTAAACGCCATCGTCGGGAACATCGACAAGATTATCCTCGCGGGCGTCCAATTGCTGGTCGCGCTCATCGCGAATCTTCCGGCAATCATCGCCGCCATAGTCAAGGCGGTGCCGCAGATTGTCGCGGGGCTGGTAAGCGCTTTTACCGGCTACATCGGACAGATGGCGCAGGTCGGCGGCAACCTCATCAAGGGACTGTGGCAGGGCATTTCCGACGCGGGTACGTGGCTGTGGAACAAAATCAGCAGCTTCTTCGGCGGAATTGTGGACCGTATCAAGGACTTTTTCGGCATTCACTCTCCGTCGACGCTCTTTGCCGGACTTGGCAAAAACATGGGCGAAGGCATCGGTGTGGGCTTTGAGGATGCCATGTCCGCCGTCTCATTGGATATGCAGAATGCCATCCCCACCCGCTTCGATGTCAGTACCGGCGGCGTATCCGGGCAAGGCGGCGCTGTTTCCGGGACAAATATCACACAGAACATTTCCGTGGTGACGCCGAAGGCACTGTCCGAAAAGGAGCTGGCGCGGGAATTCAAAAACCTTTCGCGCAAACTGGCGCTGGAGTATTAAGGAGGGACGGCTATGGAACTGACTTATGTCAACGCGAACGGCAAGAGCATCACGCTGAAGCAGAGCCGTCCGTATTTTCTTCAGAAGATAGACGGTACGGGCAATGTTCGTCAGACCGTTAACACATTTAAAGCGCCGGATCAGGACGGCGCCTTTTACATCTCGTCTACGCTGGATATGCGCAACATCACGCTGGAAGGCACGGTCATAGCGGACACACCTGATGAAGCCTACGCGCGGCGGCATGGTTTCCTTCAGATATTCAGCCCTAAGGTAGGCGGGACGCTGCTGTACCGGGAGCGGCAAATCGCCTGCGTCGTAGAGGAGGCGGGGTTTACGGTTTCCACGCGCCATCGGATACCCAGCTTCTTTGTCAGCCTGCTCTGCCCGTCGCCTTTCTTCGAAACACCGGAGGAAATCCGCGAGGAACTGGCGTCCTGGATACCGATGTTTAAGTTTGAACTGGAGATACCCGAAAGCAGCATGGAATTTGGATTGCGCCAGCCCAGCCAGATCATCACGGTCGACAATATCGGCGACGTTTTCTGCGGCTGTGAAATTGTGTTCCACGCGCTGGGAACGGTGACGAATCCCGAACTGCTGAACATGGATACCGGGGAGTATGTCCGCATTCTCACGACGATGAGCGCCGGGGATGAGCTGCGGGTATACACCCATTTTGCGGGCAAGCGCGTCGTCAGCGTAAACGGCGGCACAGAGACCAACGCCTTTTCACTGCTGGATACCGGCTCGGCGTTCTTTCAGCTTGCCGCCGGTATCAATACTCTGCGCTACGACGCTTCGGTCAATATGGAACTGCTGGAGGTCAGCATTTATTACAGGCCACAGTTTCTGGGGGTGTGAGGATGGAACTGTATATTTACAATTCGAGCCGGGAGTTAACCGGCATCGTGGAGTCTTTTGAATATCTGCGCTGGTCGCGGCGTTACTCCCAGTGCGGCTACTTTGAACTGAAAGCCATTGCGACGCCGCAAAACACCGCACTCCTACAGGAGGGAAACTTCATCTGGAAGAGTGACGACGAGGAAGCGGGGATTATCGAGCATCTGGAAATGACGCAGGCGGAAAAGGAAATCATCACGGCAAGCGGCCGCTTTGCCACTTCTTTTCTCTCCCGGCGTATTGTGTGGCAAATGGAGAAGCTGTCGGGCGACCTCTCCTCCTGTGTGGGACAGCTTTTAAACAACCATCTCATCAGTCCGGCTGAAACGGCGCGGCGAATCGGCGGCATAGCCTTCTCGTCACCGAGCCTGGGCGTACCAGTCAGCACCCAGATATCGTACAAAAATCTGATGGATGCGGTGACGGCGCTGTGCGGCGCTTCGGAGATCGGCATTAAGACCATATTCACTCCGGCGACGCGCGTTTTTACCGTGGCGCTGTATAAAGGCGGCAACTCACAGGCGGTGTTCTCCAAGGAGTATGAGAATCTGACGGAACAGAGCTATACCGAAAGCGCGGCGGATTACGCCAACACCGCGCTCATCGGCGGCGAGGGCGAAGGAGAAAGCCGCACGTTTGCCGCCATTACCAGCGGCTCCGGCGAAACCCGGCGCGAGATTTTTGTGGACGCCAAAGACCTGCAGAAATCGGACTTCGGCGACGGCTACAGCGACGCGCTGATTTTCCGTGGGCAAAGCAAGCTGAGCGAGCAGGAAATTCGTTATTCGTTCGACACCTCGGTAAACCCACACGGCAACCTGACCTACAAAACGGACTTCGACCTTGGCCAGATGGTTAAAGTCATGTCCAAAGCCTGGGGCGTATCCATGACGACACGCATCACCGAAATTGAGGAAACCTACGACGCGGACGGTCTGAGCATCAGCGTCGTGTTCGGCAAGGCAGAACTGACCATCGCGCAGAAGATGCGTTCCGACATGAGCGAGGTCAAAACGGCTCTGTCGGCTCCGGCAGGCATAGCCGAAGTAACCGAGGCGCTGGACGCCGTATCGGGAACGCTGGGAAATCTGTCGGAGGTGGACCCGGATATTCAAGGGGAAACCTTCACGGCCACCGTGAACAATCTGTTCGGAAGGCTGCCCGCGCTTGAAATAACCGTGGGCGCGGGTACGATATCGGTTGGTCAGTACGCCCTACGCCATATGGAACCGGGCGATTCGCTGTATTTCACCTCGTGGAGCGGCAACAAATTCAGCGACCAGCCAAGCGACGACGGGCAGCTCTTTCTGGTGAAGCACAACGGGGACAGTACGGGAACCGGCTATCAGCGGGCGATGGGCTTCTTTATCTCGCGCAACACCATGACGTTTTACGTGATTTCCATCTTCATATACAACAATCCGTCGGGCGCGGCGAACTGGCTGAATATCAACAACGAACCGATTACCACGACTCGGCTGGCGAGCGGCGCAGTGACTACCGCGAAAATCGCCCAGGAAGCCGACGTCTCGGTTACCTACTCGCTTGGAAGCGGCGTCACGATGGGCGCGAATATGTCCTTTGTGAATAAGGGCGTCGTTTCCATCGGAATGCAGGTAAACGTGGGGTCCTCGGGAGTCGCCTCCGGCGGCACGATTCTCACGATTACAAACGCAAACTTTTACCCCTACACGACGTTGCGTTCCGTGGCGACCGCCGTGGGCGGCAGCGGCACCAATATGCCGATCACAATCAGCGCGAGCGGCGTGGTGGCAAACGCCGCCTCGTCCACACTACCCACGGGCTATTATCTGATATCCTGCTCTTACGCGAGGGCTTAACGGGAGGAAAGCAATATGGAGAAAAGCGGATTTTTCAACTCATCGGACGGAGACAGAATCTATGACGCGACGGATTTCGCGGCGTATTTCGGAAGTCTCGTCTCCAACGGCGTATTTTACGCGGCGGCAACCAACCTGCAGGCGGCAACGGGGAGCGGGCTGGCAGTAAGTGTCGCGGCGGGTAGCGCGTGGATCAACGGATACCGGTACGAGAACACGGATACCTTGAACCTTCCGCTCACCACGGCGAACGGGAGCAATCCTCGGATTGACCGGGTTGTGGTTCGGTTAAGCAAGGTCAGCAGGAATATCCTGCTTGCCGTTGTCGTCGGTACCCCCTCCGCGACACCGGTGGCTCCGGTGCTGACGAGAACAAGCGACGTTTATGAGCTTGGCATTGCCGACGTGCTGATACCGGCCGCCGCCACGTCAATCGCCGCGAACAACATCACCGATACCCGGCTGAACACCAGCCTTTGCGGGCTGGTCAATTCGCTGGTGACGGCGGTTTATGAATAAGGGGTGAACGACAGTGGCGGATATTAACGGCGCAACTCTGAGCGCGGGCTCAGGCCCGACTGTTCATTACACTATTACCTATTCCAAAAGCCGGCCGAACAACAGCCAGATGACCTACAATTTTACTATCTCCGCCGCTCTGGGTTCCTCCGGCTCCTACATCCACAGCGGCTACGCCTTGCTCTGCACCATGACGGTCAACGGTTCGTCCGCGCAGGTGCGCATCAAGGCGGCGGACGGCGACGACTGGGACGGAACCACACCGAGGCTCAGATATGTTACGGTAACCTGCGCTTCCACAGTCGGGAACGCTGCGCAGGGCGTGCGCTTTCAGGTGGTATCGGACGGGCGGCTGACGCTTTCTTCCGGGGTAATCGACAATTCAGGTTACACGGTGTTAAGCTCGGCGCTCCTGACCACGGCCTGCGGCGCGCCGACCTCCTGCTTGGTCAGCCCGATTCTTGCGGAGGGAAACGCGACACTTTCCTGGAGCGGAGCCTCAAGCGGGATCAGCAACGCGATTTCCAGTTATGAGATCCAATACAGCGATTCCACGGACAGTTCCACCTGGGGAGCGTGGACGGCACTGACGACAGTGACTACCACGGCTTCCAGCGGTAGCGTATCTGTTGGGCCACCCCCGACACGGGGCAATTACCGCAGATTCCAGGTGCGGGCACGCGGCGCGGCGGGAGCAAGCTATTACTCGGGGTGGAAAGTGTCCACGAACTCTGTCCGCAGAAATACAGCACCGAAACCCGCGACGTCCGCGGTCGCCACTCCCGCGACCTATAGCAACGAGACGATTACGCTGACATGGAGCGGAGCGTCGGGCGGCACCAGTGCGGTCAAGGGCTATCAGATCGCCAGCCGCACTTCCACGGACAACAGCACCTGGAGCGCGTGGAACGTGCTGACCACGCTGATGCTGTCAGCCAGCGGAGGAAGCTATAACCCGGCTGTCTCAAGCACGCCGGGAACGTATACGCAATTCGGCGTCTGGACAATCGACGCGCTGGATGTTTATTCAGCAGAAACGGTCAGCAACAGTATTTTCTGCGATGTCACCGCCTGCGGAGCGCCGACACTTTGCTCGGTAAGCGCGGCGTTGGCCGAAGGAAACGTTACTCTCTCGTGGAGCGGCGCTACGGCCGGCGCGGGAAACGCCATCACCTCCTACGAAATCCAATACAGCGACTCGCCCGACAACAGCGTCTGGGGAGACTGGACGGCGCTGATGACGGTGAACACCACCGCCACAAGCAACAGCGTCAGCGTCAGCCCACCGGGCACAAGGGGAAATTACCGCCGGTTCAGAGTGCGAACCTGTGGTGCCGCCGGCGCAGAATATTATTCCGATTGGGCGATGTCCGGCAACACCGTACGGAAAAACACATTGCCAACCCCGCCATCATCCTTTGCCGCCGCGCCAGCGATCTATGAGGGCAATTCCGTAACTCTTACATGGAGCGGAGCTGCACCGGGCACGAGCGCCATCAAGCAGTATGTCATTCAGCGCGCGACCTCTGCGGACGGGACGAACTGGTCGGCATACGAAGCTTTGACAATTGTTGTTTCGAGCTTAACCTCTGGAACGTATTTGGCGAACGCTTCTCAGATAGCGGGGACATATACCCGCTACCGCATCAGCGTAACCGATGTCTTAGACGCCGTTTCCGCTTATGTCGTCAGCGGAACGGTAAAGAAAAACAGCCCGCCGACCGCTCCGGCCATCATCTGCCCGGTATCCGGTGCTTCCAGTTACAATACAACACCGCGCTTTCTGATTACAACGGGCATCGAGCCGGACGGTCAGTCGCAGATGGTGGAGGTAAGAATCGACGCGGGCGCTTGGATCAACAGCGTGGACAATGCGGAAAGGTTCTCCACCAGCGGCTATCTGGGCAACGGCGTTAAAACGGTGTTTCAGCCGGAAACGCTGGCGTCAGCAAGCCACACCATTACCATTCGCTGTCTCGATAGCGATACCGCATCGGCAAGTCCCGAGGTGACACGCGCTTTCACGGTTATACCAACGCCCTTCGAGACGATTACCGCGAACGAAACCCATGTGAAAGCGGCTCATATTCAAACACTCCGCACCGCCGTAAATATGGCACGGAGCTATTACAACCTGTCGCCCATGGCTTGGAGCGAGGAGATTGCCGCCGGAAAGACGGCGGTCAAAAATTGGCCGTTCCATATCACGGAGCTTCGAAAGGCCATCGAGCTTGTTGTCACGGTAATTAACGGTTTCGATTCCTCCTCGGTCTTCGATATTCCACCCATCACATGGCTGCCCATCGGCACCGGTCGACCCAAAGCGGCGGTCATGAATCAGCTTCGGGAGCTGCTCCTGTCTCTGTAGCTGAACAACTCTTTTTCAACGTTCCCGCTACGGTGGGAGCGCTTTTTTATACACAAATTTATGAACGGAGGTCTTGCAATGAAAGAAGTATGGACTTGGATTCAGATAGGGCTTGCGGCGGTGGGCGGCTTCCTCGGCTGGTTTGTCGGGGGCTTTGACGGCTTTCTCTACGCGCTGCTAGTGTTTGTGGTTGCCGACTACATCACCGGGGTGATGTGCGCCATTGCGGATAAAAAGCTGTCCAGTGAGGTCGGCTTTAAAGGTATCTGTAAAAAGGTGCTGATTTTCGTCATGGTCGGCATCGGACACATCATCGACATCTATCTCATCGGCAACGGCGAAGTAATACGCACGGCAGTGATTTTCTTCTACTGCTCCAACGAGGGCGTGTCGATGCTGGAAAACGCCGGTCATCTGGGCCTGCCCATTCCTCAGCAGCTCAAGGATATTCTGGAGCAGCTTCACGACCGCAGTGAAAAGGGGGACAAATAAATGAACCTGCATAAACTTATTCTGACGAACAACGCTTGCTACAAGGCGGGTCGCACCATTACGCCGAAGGGCATCATGGTGCATTCCACCGGAGCGAATAATCCCTACCTCAAACGCTATGTCGGCCCGGACGACGGTCTGCTCGGTAAAAATCAGTACAACAACCACTGGAACCAGAACACGCCGGACGGCCGTCAGGTCTGCGTCCACGGCTTCATCGGCAAACTGGCCGACGGCTCCGTCGCAGCGTACCAGACCCTGCCGTGGAATATGCGCGGCTGGCACTGCGGCGGTTCCGGCAACGATACGCACATTTCCTTTGAAATTTGTGAGGATGGCTTGACGGACGTGGCCTATTTTAACGCCGTATACAAGGAAGCCGCCGAACTGTGCACCTACCTCTGCAAACAGTATGGACTGACTGAAAAGGACGTTATCTGTCACTCGGAGGGATACAAGCTAGGGATTGCTTCTAACCACGGCGATGTGATGCACTGGTTTCCGAGGCTTGGAAAGAGCATGGACACCTTCCGCGCCGAGGTTGGGAAGCTGCTTGCGGCGTCTGCCCCCACACCCGTCCCGACTCCTACTCCGTCCGGCTTTTCCGTCGGCGACCAGGTCGTTCTGAACGGCGCGGTGTATGCCGACAGCTACGGCGGTGGGAAAGGACGCTCCTTTCAGAATAGAACCTGCACCGTCACCCGCATTGTCGACCTCAAACGCAAGTGCCCGTACCTGCTGGACAACGGCTTAGGCTGGGTGCCAAAGGACAGCATCCAAAAAGCGTAACAGAATTTTTATAACCACAGGTTTTTAAGCCCATCGAGGATTTTTATCTTCGGTGGGCTTATTTTTTATATCCTTTTCGGCCAGAGGACCTTTTTCCTTCCAGTGAGTAGTGAGGACAGAAGCCTCAGACTGGAGGAAGCAGTACATGGCCAATATAATTGACGCAGTACCGGAAGTTACCCTTGAAAAGAAACCTGTTTCGCAGGAACACCTGCGGCGGGAAGTTGACTATGTAAGGGCACAGCAGATACTCCGAGCGATACTGGATAAGGGACTAATTTCATTGTCGGAATTCGACAAGATAACTGCGCTCAACCGCGAATCTTTCTCTCCTATGCTGGCCGGAATTATGCCCGTAAACCGTTGCTATAACTCGCATTCAGAGTTAACATGACATGCTGACAAGGAGGTGACAAATTGAAAAAAGTAACGAAAATCATGCCCAATACGACGGCTTCATCTGAAAAGCCAAAGCTGCGTGTCGCAGCTTACTGCCGTGTCTCCACCGATACCGACGGACAGTTGGAAAGCCTGGGGACACAAATCAAGCACTATGAAACTTTCATCCGGGCAAACCCGGAATGGGAATACGCAGGCATTTATTACGACGAGGGTATTTCGGGTACGAAAACGGAAAAGCGACGTGAGCTCCTTCGGATGATTGCCGACTGCGAAAACGGGAACATCGATTTTGTTGTCACGAAGTCCATCAGCCGCTTTGCCCGAAACACAACGGACTGTCTGGAGCTGGTGCGAAGGCTGCAAAACCTCGGCATTTTCATTTTCTTTGAAAAGGAAAACATCAACACCGGGGAAATGGAAAACGAACTCATGCTCTCAATCCTAAGTGGACTGGCCGAAAACGAGTCGGTGTCCATTGCCGAAAACAACAAATGGTCGGTCAGGCGCCGCTTTCAAAACGGCACCTACAAAATATCCAGCCCGCCCTACGGTTACGATTCTGTTGACGGGAAGCTGGTGGTGAATAAAGAGGAAGCCAAAGTGGTTCGCTTTATCTTTTCCGAAATACTGTCCGGCAAAGGGTGCGGTAAAGTCGCGAAGGAACTGAATATTCGTGGCCTTAAGGGCAAGAAGGGCGGTCGGTGGAAGTCGTCGACTATTCGAGGAATGGCCTATAACGAAAAATACATCGGTGATGCACTGTTCCAGAAAACATACACTGACGAGCACTTCAACCACCGCCGCAATAATGGCGAAAAGGAACAGTACCTCATCCAGAACCATCACGAGCCAATCATCAGCCGTGCGGACTTTGAAGCCGCACAGGCTGTCATTGCCCAGCGCGCCAGAGAAAAGGGCATCGAAAAACGAGAGGGCAAGAACCAGAACAGTTACCCGTTTTCGGGAAAAATCATCTGCGGCAACTGCGGCGGCACCTTCAAGCGCCGTATCCATGCAAACGGGAAACACAGAATCGCATGGTGTTGTACCACACATCTCACGGATATTGCTGAGTGCCCTGTGAAATACATCCCGGATTCCGTTTTAGAGGTCGCGTTTGTCACGATGATGAATAAGCTTATTTTCGGGCATCAAACCGTACTCCGGCCTCTGCTCGTCAGCCTACGTGGGATAACCTCCGACTCCAGCCTAAAAAGCATCGGAGAGCTTGATAAAAAAATCGAGGATAACACGGAACAGCGAAAGGTGCTGGTGGGGCTTCTCACTAAAGGTTACCTGGAGCCAGCCGTTTACAATAAGGGGAACAACGAGCTTCTACAGGAAGCCGAGCGGATACAGAGGCAGAAGGAGTCACTCCTCCGATTTATGAACAGCGACAGGCGAAACCTGAGCGAGGTCAGTGCGATTTTGCAGTACGCCACCAAGGCCACAATGCTGAAGGGCTTTGACGGTGAGCTGTTCACACGCTTTGTGGAGCGGATTCGTGTGTATTCCCGAACCGAAATCGGGTTTGAACTCAAGTGCGGCATTACACTCAAGGAAAGGCTGGTGATTTGAATGGACCATATACCCTATGGTTACAGGATCGAAAACGGGCAGGCTGTGCTGGATGAAAAAGCTGCCGAGCAGGTAAGAACGCTGTTCCGCGCCTATCTTTCCGGCGATGCGTTGGCAACCGCCGCTCAGAAAGCCGGCATTAAAGCCTTTCATTCTGGAATCACCAGAATACTTCAAAATGCCCGTTACCTCGGCGATGCGTATTACCCGGCGATTATCGACCCGGGCACTTTTGCGGCTGCCGAAGCGGAACGTGTCCGGCGGGCTGAGAAGCTCGGCCGTGTTTGGGAACCGAAAGAAGAAAAAGAGGTCGTCTTTCCCACCGCCTTTCGCCTGTGCGAAGGGACGGAGCAGTTCGACGACCCGTTTATGCAGGCGGAGTACGCCTACAGTTTAATAGAAACGGAGGTGTTTGGGGATGGAACCTAAGATGAGTATCACTGTGCTTCCGGCGAGAAAAAATGCCGGTTCAGCTAACAAAGATGAGGAGAACCCAAAGCTGCGGGTAGCGGCTTACTGCCGTGTGTCCACAGACAGCGATGAACAGGCCACCAGCTACGACGCTCAGATTGAACATTACACCAATTATATCAATGGCCATCCCGACTGGAAACTGGCGGGTATTTTTGCAGATGACGGTATATCGGGAACCAACACCAAAAAGCGTGAGGAATTTAACCGCATGATTGACGAGTGCATGGCGGGCGGCATCGACATGATTATCACGAAATCCATCAGCCGGTTTGCCCGAAACACGCTGGACTGCCTGAAATACATCCGACAGCTGAAAGAAAAAAGCATTCCCGTTTATTTTGAAAAGGAAAACATCAACACCATGGATTCCAAGGGCGAGGTCATGCTCACAATTATGGCATCGCTGGCCCAGCAGGAAAGCCAATCTTTGAGCCAAAACGTAAAGCTAGGTTTGCAGTACCGCTACCAGCAGGGTGAAATCCAGGTCAATTGCAATTGGTTCCTCGGTTATGCCAAGGATGAAAACAAGCACCTAGTGGTTGTGCCGGAAGAAGCCGAAATTGTCAAACGCATATACCGTGAATACCTTGAAGGTGCCAGTATGCTGAAAATCGCCCGTGGTCTGGAGGCGGACGGCATTCTGAACGGCGCGGGTCGGGAAAAGTGGCATACCAGCAACATCAGCACGATCCTGCGGAATGAAAAATACATCGGAGACGCCCTTTTGCAGAAAACCTACACCGTAGACTTCCTCACCAAACAGCGAGTCAAGAATAACGGCCTTGTGCCGCAGTATTATGTGGAAAACAGCCACGAAGCCATTATCCCTCGTGAAATTTTTATGCAGGTGCAGGAGGAATTGGTGCGGCGGCGCATCGTCCACACCAGCCCGAATGGGAAGAACCGGGTCTTCAGCAGCAACCACTGCCTGTCAAATATCGTTTTTTGCGGCTGCTGCGGAGAGTTTTACCGCAGGATTCATTGGTACAACCGTGGCAAGAAGTCCATCGTCTGGCGGTGCATCAGCCGGCTAGAAAATACCGGCTTGTTCTGCGATGCCCGTACCGTGCCAGAAAGCCAGATTGAACAGATTCTGGTCGCTGCCATTAATCAGGCATGGTGTGACAAGGACACCTTCCTCGCCACCCTGCAAAGAAACATCGAAGCCGTTCTGGAATCCGAAAAAAGCCAGCCGCTTACCGACATCGACAAGCGGCTGGCTGAATTGCAGGAGGAGCTTTTGAAACGGACAGGTGCCCGAGCCGACTATGAGGATGTCGCCGAGGAGATCTACCGCCTGCGTGAAGATAAGCAGAAGCTTCAGCTGGAAAGCGCCGGACGGGACGAGCAGAAAAAGCGCATCGCCGACATGGGCACCTTCCTTCGGAAACAGCCCACCGCCCTGACCGAATACGACGAGCCGCTTGTCCGGCGGCTGATTGAAAAGGTCACTATCTATGAGGATAAATTCACCGTTGAGTTCAAGTCCGGCGTGACGGTGGAAGTTGCTCCTGATCAAACGAATTCGGCATGCTTGCGGGACTCTGTTCGATAA